GAGAAAGACGCAGAGCGTTTCGGAAGACTCGCCACCAGTTGTGTCGAAGCAGCAGGACTTTTTTACAAGCTCAACTGTCCCCTCGCAGGAGACTACAAAGTTGGACAAACATGGGCGGACACCCACTAAAATTCCGTGTTACTCTTGCGGAGTGTCCTTAGTTTCTGAAGAAAACTGGTCTCCTTCTATGGCTGATAGAGGTCAGAGGATGTGTAAAGGGTGTTTTAATAGTAAGCACAACAAAAAGAACAATAAACAGCACAACCCTGAGCGTATGTGGGTAAATGGCAAGTACATACCAAAGAGGCATCCGCTCTACAAGGCAGGGAGTTACAAAGGTTTTGAGGAAGCCGCGTTTAGTTCCTTACAAAACTTTAAAGATAGCCCACAGGGTCAGGTTTACATCATTACCAATCCTGCTTGGGAAGGTTGGGTCAAAGTTGGGATGGCAGTGGACGCAGTGGATAGAGCAGGTAACTATCAAACATCCTCACCCTACAGAGACTATGAGTTAGCCCATATAGTAGACACACAAGACCGAAGAGCTACGGAAGTAGAGACACACGCTAGATTAGGTGACCTGTTTGAACAAAGGAATGAGTGGTTCAAGTGTAGTGTAGAGAAGGCTAAACGTATTATGGATGATGTAGTAAAGGAGGAAAAACAATATGACGAAGCATGTTGAAGATCTAGTCTCTGACATCTACGCCATGATGGAAAGCAAGGACGCTGACCCATCTGTAGATGTAGAGCAAGAGATAGAGCGTTTTGGGGAAGGTGTAAAGGCGCTGATGCGTACTGAGTTTGGTCGGGAAAAGCGAGAGGATAACCGCAAGCTACGCTTGTCGAACATTGGCCGCACTGACCGATACCTTTGGAACCACTACAATGGCACTGACAAGGAAGAGATACAGCCACATACCTATGTCAAGTTTATGTATGGTCACTTGATTGAAGAGATGTTAATCTTCTTGACACGGATGGCAGGACACACAGTCACGGACGAGCAGAAGGTGTGTAAGGTAGACGGTATTGTAGGCCACATGGATTGTTCAATTGATGGCATAGTGACGGACGTTAAGTCAGCCAGTAGTTTTGGCTTTAAGAAGTTTAAGGATGGCAGTCTTGTACATGACGATCCATTTGGTTACATTGATCAGATCAAAGCCTATGCCCACGCTTGTGGCGAGACTAAGGTTGGTTGGTTAGCCATGGACAAAGCCAACGGACACTTGACTTACCTTAAGTATGACTTAGTAGATGATGTGTTACCTACACACCAAAAGCTTAAAGTTCCTATCACTGACAGGATAGAACACATCAAAGCCCTTGTGTTAGGGCCAGAGCCGACAGAGTATTGCCACGAGCCTATACCGGATGGTAAGTCAGGTAACATGAAGTTAGCAACGGGTTGTTCTTATTGTCAGTTTAAAGAACATTGCTATCCTGAGATGAGAGTATTTAGCTACGCCTACGGGCCTAAGTATCTCTGCAAAGTAGTCAACGAACCGCGAGTAAGGGAGTTTGTCCTAGATGAAACAGGCTTTTAGGTCAGGACTAGAGAAGAGCTTATCAGAGAAGCTAGACGGGCAGTACTTGTTTGAACCATACGGGCTGCCCTACACTACACACAGGAAGTACCTACCGGACTTCGTACACGAAGACAAGGCAGTGCTAATTGAGTGTAAAGGCTTCTTTAGAGTAGGTGACACACAGAAGTACACGGCTATCAGAGACTCAATGCCGGAATGGGAGTTAGTGTTTGTTCTCAGCAATCCACACAAGAAGGTACGAAAGGGTGGTAAGATAACAATGGGTGAGTGGTGTGACAAGCAAGGCTTTAAGCATTACACTATAGACACAGCCAAGGAAATGACCAAGTACATTAAAAGGAAGAAAGTCTAATGGCCTATACATTTGAAGAGTACAGAGAAGCTTTCCTCAGAGACAGTGATGAAGTGCTTATCTTAGAGGTGCTTAACATAACAAGCGAAGACTTACTAAACGCTTTTGAAGACCGACTAATTAGATACAGAGAAGAGGAAGTAGAAGATGAGCATTAATAACGCAACACCAGCAGACTGGGATAGACTACGCAAGCAGCACCCGCCGGTAGAAGCCCCTAAGCGCGCAATAGACGAGACTTTGATGAAGGTTTATCTTGACATGGCAGAAGCCGAAATGAATCCCTTTGATGATGACGAGGAACAAGATGTTGTCAACAACCCTGAGCACTACAACACAGGTAACATAGAATGTATTGATGCAATAGAGGAGTCCATGTCCAGTGTTGCATTTAAAGGCTACCTCAAGGGCAACTGCATGAAGTACCTGTGGCGTTATGACTACAAGGGCAAGCAAGTAGAAGATTTACAGAAGGCTCAGTGGTACTTAGCCCGACTGTTAAATCAAGTAGTGTTTGAAAATGAGGAGAATAGCTGATGGCTACCGGACAGACGCACGGAGGCAAAGGTTCAGCTACTCGCCCCACAGACAAGAAGAAGTACGAAGATAACTACGACGCTATCTTTGGTAAAAAGAATAAAGACAAAACTAAATCAAAGGATAAAAAATAATGGAACAGTACCAACAGTTTATACACAAGAGCCGCTACGCACGTTGGATGCAAGAGGAAGGCCGTAGAGAGACGTGGGCAGAGACGGTACAGCGTTACGTAGACTTCTGGTCTAACCGTGGTCAGATAGACGACAAGACCGCTAAGAAGCTGTTTAACGCTATCCATGACTTAGAAGTAATGCCATCAATGCGCTGCCTTATGACAGCAGGTGTAGCACTAGACAAGGATAACGTAGCAGGCTTTAACTGCTCCTACCTAGCCATTGACTCACCACGTAGCTTTGACGAGCTAATGTATGTACTTATGTGTGGCACAGGCGTAGGGTTTAGCGTAGAGCGTAACTTCATTACCAAGCTACCAGTAGTCGCTGAGTCATTCCACAAGACTGACACAACCATTGTAGTAGGCGACAGTAAGGTAGGATGGGCTAGTGCATTCCGTGAGCTAATCGCTATGCTGTACGCCGGTAAGATACCTAAGTGGGACATGTCAGGTGTACGGGCAGCAGGTGAGCGCCTAGAGACCTTCGGTGGTCGAGCGTCAGGCCCACAGCCTCTTGATGATTTGTTTCACTTCTGTGTTGACATCTTCAAGAAAGCGGAAGGCCGTAAGCTGACCAGCATTGAGTGTCACGATGTAGTCTGTAAGGTTGCTGACATTGTAGTTGTAGGTGGTGTTAGACGTTCAGCTTTGATTAGCTTGTCCAACCTCTCCGATGGTCGTATGGCTAAGGCTAAGTCAGGTGCTTGGTGGGAGAATGAAGGTCACCGTAGACTAGCTAACAACTCAGTGGCGTACACAGAGAAGCCAGACTTCGAAGCGTTCCTCAACGAGATGCAGACCTTGTATGAATCCAAAGCAGGTGAGCGTGGTATCTTTAGTCGTGTAGCAGCACAGAAGATTGCAGGACGTAATGGCCGTAGAGACCCTACCTATGACTTCGGTACTAACCCTTGCTCTGAGATTATCCTACGTAGCAATCAGTTCTGTAACTTGTCAGAGATTGTAGTACGTGCAGATGATACACTAGCTACCCTAAAGAAGAAGGCTGACATCGCTGCCATCATTGGTACACTACAGGCTACCTTGACTGACTTCCGTTACCTACGTAACTGCTGGAAGAAGAACACTGAAGAGGAAGCATTGCTAGGTGTCAGCATGACTGGCATCATGGATAACGATACACTGAGTCGAGCTGAGTCACCTATGCTGGCTACGTGGCTAGAGGAGATTAGAGATGTTGCTGTTGCAACTAACAAGAAGTGGGCTGAGAAGCTTGGCATTAACCAGTCTACTGCTGTTACGGCTGTTAAGCCGTCTGGTACTGTGTCTCAGCTTGTTGACAGTGCTTCTGGCATCCACCCTCGCTTCTCTGAGTATTACATTCGACGTGTACGTTCAGACAAGAAAGACCCGCTTGCAGCCTTCATGCAGGCAGCACAGTTCCCAGTAGAAC